CCCTCCAATCGCGTTCTGGATGCTTCCGATTGGGTCATGGATAAAGCTGGTGATGGCGTTCCACGTGATGGTCCAGGCGGCGCGGGTGGCTTCGCAGAGGGCAGCCCAGCTTGCTTTCAGCCATTCCACGAACCCGGATATCGCGTTTTTGATTGCTGGGATCGCTCGCTCGGTGATGAAGGTTCGTATGCCACCCCAGTCCTCCGTCCATGCCTTGTAGAGGAGGGCGCCCCCTGCAATTGCGCCCGTGATAGCCAAGCCCACCGGCCCCGTAAGGGCGCCCGCAAACGCCAACGCCGCACCCTTCACCGAGCCCAAAGCGGAAACGAGCCCTCCCGCATTGGCGATCAGCTGTGGAATCGCCATCGTTACGCCTGCGATTGCGCCTTGCAGGACGCTTGGGCCGAGAGCGTCCGCCACGGCTCCGATTGGGCCAAGGCTTAAGGCGAACTGTTTCCAGGCAAGCTGAACTTGGAGGGTCATGGCGCCAAACTGCTCGTTCGCATTTGCTATTTCCGCCTGAAGCCGCATCATCCTCCCACGGGCGGTGTCCATGAGTTGGTTGACCATCTCGGTGGCGCTGCCAGCCTCCCCCATTCGGGCCGTCAGCTGCTTCAGCGCCTGCTCCGCCGTGGTGGAGGAGTCTCCTAGGTTGAGGAGGCTTAGGGCGGCTCGTAGGGATTGGCTGCTGAAGATCTCGTTGAGGTAGGCGTTCCGCTCCGCCTCGCTTCCGAAGCTTTGAAGCCTCTGCGTTAGCAGCCCCACAATCTCGCTTAGGCTAAGCATGTGGCCGTTCGCGTCATAGATGCTGAAGCCTAGTTTGTCCGACTTCTCAATGAGGTCGGTCATCATCGCCGCCAAGTATCGGCCGGCCTTCTCGGCGGCAATCCCCTGATTGTTCAGGGCCACCAACGCCGCTAGGGTTTCCTCAAGCGTGAACCCAAGTGAGGCGGCCTGTGCACCGCAGTAAGAAAGCGCGAGGGCGAAGTCGGAGGCGGTGTCCACGCCGGTGATTGAGGCGTTCACGAGGATATCCACTACCTTGGCGGCTTGGGATGCGGAGTAGCCGAACTGGTTCATGACGCCCACCAGCATATCGCTGGCCTGCGCCGTGCTGATGCCCTCAATCCGAGCCATCCGCAGGGCTGCAGCCAACGCCTCAGCCGCCTCCCTCCCGCTTAGCCCCGCCTTCACCAAGCTCTCCAGCGCCTGAGCTGCCTCCACGCTCGTGTAGCCAAGCCCCGTCTGGGCATGAGCCACCTTTTCCAGCTCGGCGTAGAGGCTCTCCGCGGCCTCTCCAACCCTCCCGCTTGCCGTCACCACCGCCTTCAGCGTCCACTCTAGGTCGGCGCAGGTGGAGGCGGCCTGTTGGAGGCCTCCGACCAGGCTGTAGACGGCGTCCCTTGCGATTTCGCCGAGCATGACGCCGGCGGCTATCTTCATCACGTCCACGAGACCTTTGAAGGAGCTTTGGAGGGATTCGACTTGTTGGGTGATGTGGTGTATGGCGTCGCTTGCCTCATCCACGATCTTAATCACGTATTGGATGTCTGGCATTCTATAGCAACACCTCCCGAACCGCCCGCTCTACCGCCCGCTGAAGCTCGTAACGGAACCTTTCGAGGGCTGGGCGCAGGTATGGCCGGGGATTCATGCGGTAGGTGCCGAACTCCACGAAGCTTGCGTAGGGGGCGGTGGCTCCGAACGTAAACGTGAAGGGGCCCTCCGGCCGGAAGTGGATGGTGCTGCGGAGATATCCCGTTCGAACCGGGACAATCGACTTTGCGTGGGCCTCCATCCTCCTCCCAACGGGCAAAACCTGCTTGGGAAGCTCCATGGTGAGGTGGGGCTTGAACCTCCTCAGCCTTGGGGTGAGCCGGTCACCTACGAGCCTTACCTCCCACCCGGCCACGTCCACCCAGCCTCCTTAAATGCCAGTCTAAGCCCGCAAGGAGGAAGGACAGCTGGTTCACCGTCAGTCTCCGAACCTCCTCAAACGTGAGGCCGTAAACATACATCACGATCCAGACCGCCTGGCCGAGCTGGCTTTCGAGGGAGGATTGGACAAGCTTCGGATCGCCAAAAAAGGGGAGGATTGGAGGATGGCCTGAAGGATGGCGGCGGAGACTTCCATCGGCAGCCGCTCAACCTTCTCCAGGGTTACGTCAGGGTCGGCTTTACTCCACATCTTATACAGCATGAGGAGGGCTCGGCGGCTCTCATCCTTCTCTGCGAGCACCTCTGTAAGATCGGCTATCGTTAGCCGCTTGTAGCGGATGGCACGGCCGATTTCAGGCACATATACGGTGAAAACTCGGTCATACTCGTTCAGCAGTTCGTCGATGCTGACGATGCGGGCCTGTTCGGCCTCCGCCCTCAGCTCCTCAGCCCTCCTAAACGCCTTTAGGGCTTTCTCCCTCAGTTTGTCCGCCTTTCCCCCCTTCATCCTCCCACCGCCGTTTCACCAGGTATAGCTTGCGAGCGGTTACCATGCAATACACGACGTGGAGCCTCCTCATCCGCTTCAGGATGTATCGTTGAAGCTCCTCAATGTCCCGGAGCCGCCCCCGCACAATCAACCCAAAATTCAAGATTACATCCTTATTCTTCTCCAGATCCAACATCCCCTTAGCCCACCGTCAAGGGGCTTTCACGCTACGTCTGCGTGCTGAAGGTGATGGACTCCGCCTCGCCGCTCACCGACTCCATAACCACGCCTTCCGCCTCAACGGCGAGCTCCCAGCCCGTCAACACCACATTGCTCAGCGTGATCTGGGGCTTGCCGGATCCCTCACCTGCGGGTAACACCGTGATCTCGATGGGGGTGCCGCTCAGCACGTCCTGCCCCCAAGCGTTGTCAATATACATTTTCTCGATGGAGACCGTGAAGCTCTTTGAGCCTGCCCGGATCACCGCTGGGTCACGGCTGCCGATCTGATACTCCTTCACCAGGTCCACGTCGATGCCAACCCGAACGCCCTTTGCATACCCGATCTCCTCAACCCCCTTCTTCACGATGGCCTCCGCACCCGTTACGGGGGTGCTCACCCCCCACCACCTCGCTCACCTCGCTTAGGCCGTTGGCGACGTTGCGATGGCGTACGTCACGGCAACTTCGAGGGCGATGCGGAAGATGCGCTCCCCACCCGTCGGGCTTGGAGCCCCCTCAGCGGACTGTAAGCCCAGCCAGCGTTCCCCCACCTCCCGCACGTCGTGGAGAACGTCACCGAGCTCCCCACGGCCCAGGAAGAGGGCCTCCCTCACCCTGTCGGCGATCTCCACCGCCTCCGCCGGACTTCTTGACCAAACGTCGAGCTGGAAGACGAAGCGGTAGAATGCGCCTTTCCAGTTTGCCCCGATGCGCTCCCCAACGCCCGCCACCTCCTGACGGCCTGAAACCGGCCAGACCGTGACGCATGGGAGGGTGATTCCCTCCAGGGGCCAATGGTCATACACGGCTACGTTGCCTGGAAGGTTTTGGCTGAGCAGCCAGGTCAGATCGTTTAGGGCACGGGTTAACGGGTTTGAGAGATGCTCCACCGCCCAGCCTACCCCCGCAGGAGGGCACCACGGCGGGTGAGCCTTCCGAGAAGCTCCACCGCCTCTTGGTGGTGGCTTCTCGCCTTATTCCCAGCGCCGACGAGACTACGGTATGCAAGCCAGCCAGTGAGCTTTGCAGTGGCCAGCTGAGCCAGCTTAAACCCCTCATCACCTGGCTTCCAGCACCTGCCCGTTTCGAAGTCTAGAATGGCCTCCGCCATGTTAATGAGCTGCTCCAGCCTCTCGTCGTCGACCTCAGCCTCCGTAAGGCCGGTGACCGCCCTCACGAAATCCGTGGTGACGTACGCCATCGCAACGCCCCCAGAACCTCCTGCCAATATCCGAAATTTAAAGGTTTTTGATGGGAAAAATCGAATTTGCAGGAGAAGTTTAGAAAAAACCGTTTTTGTTCAATTGTTTTTCTAAAATCGGTTAGAAAAATCGAAAAAATTTATTAAAATCCGGGGGTTGGGACAGATGGGAGCTTCCATGTCCACCGTCGTCAGGAAATCCATGAGGAGTGGGGAGCTTCCCTTCAAGCCGCTTGGCGAGGCCGATGAAATCATCTGGCGCTTTGAAGACGAGTTCACACGGCTGTGTCTCCCGGTTGACTGTGAGGAGGCTGCCCATTTCCCATGGAGCCAGAAAAACTCTCAGACATTAGGCAATCATTGGTCAAGCGGGGCAAAAGGCTTTTTCGTTAGGCGTTTGGGTTGGGTTCAGTTGCTTTCCGGCTCGGATGTGTATTTTCACCCGCCAAACGACTACTCCATTGCTTACGGGGATGCGGTGGACGGGTTTTTTGGGGACCGGTGGAATTTGGGTGTTGACCGTTCCATGCACAAGTTCGGTCTGGAGTTTTTCTTGGAAAACCGGAGGGAGGAGGAGTCTCCGGAGGTTGTGTTTGATGATGAGGGG